GCAGACGTTTCTCTAGAGTATGGAATGTGGGATAGAGATACTGACTACGCAGGTTTAATGATTTCAAAATCTTGGAATGATTGGACAGTAGGAATGATGGTGATGGAAGAAGCAAGACAAGGTCAGTTCATGGACATGTCTTCTCTAACAGTATCCAGACATTTTTAATGGCATATTCGCAGAAAGTAGTTCAAAGATTCGAAGATGTTTTGAACAATCCAGCTGCACACTCGGTCGGTAGGTTTGATCCTAAAGACCCAATGGTTGCTACAGGCATGGTGGGAGCACCTGCCTGTGGTGACGTAATGAAACTAGACCTAAAGCTAGACGATAACGATAGAATACTAGATGTTAAGTTTAAGACTTATGGTTGCGGTTCAGCAATCGCTTCCTCTACAATGTTTGTAGAAATGTTAAAAGGAAAAACAGTAACAGAAGCAAAATTAATAAAAGATAGAGACATCGCAGATGCTCTAGAACTTCCTCCAATCAAATTGCATTGCTCAGTATTAGCAGAAGGAGCTATTACTAGTGCAATAGAGCAATGGGAAGATAAAAAAGCAAAGAGGCAACACAACGGAGGCCCAATATGATAGATGACTATTCAAAAAAAGATATGAAACCAACAGAAATGGAAGCACCAAAACCAAGTACTATGGCAAAACCAGAAAGTATGGAAGATGGTATGATATTTGAAAAAGACAAAATGTGGTTTTTCAAATGGAAAGGTGGAGAGTGCGGATATATGACTAAGGAGTTAGCTGAAATAGGTCTAGAAAAAGTCAGTGGCAACTCTTAAGAAAATACTAGAAAAACTTATAAAATTTTGGTACTGGTTAACCGCTTGGTTTATTACTTACTATACTTTAAAAGTAAGTTATAACGCAACTTGGGGTGATTCAGACGACCAAGAGTTTATAGTTAGAAAATTTTATAAAAAACAACCTAATTTTTTAAGATTTAAGACTCAAGAAGGCGATATAGTTGAAATAAGAGGGGCAGAAGGCCTCAACTACAGGATACAAGAACTATGAATCAATTACTTATAGGTATAATACTAGTTTTAGGACTAGGAAGTTACTACCTCTATACAGAAAATCAAACATTAGCACAAAATAACTTAGCGTTAGAAGGTGCAGTGGCTACACAGGAAGAAGCAATAGCTACTTTACAATCTGACTTTGCTTTACAGGCAGGACAACTTCAAGAGATGAGTCTTAAAAGCCAAGCAGCACAAAGAGAGTTGAACAGATACACTCAATTTATACAAAATTATGAACTGGCAGCAAAAATAATTGCAGACCCAGTCGAAATGGAAAGGAAAATCAATAATGGAACAAAACACATTATGGAAGAAATCGAGAAACTTAGCGACACCGTTGATAATCTTGATGATGGTTTGCAGTTGCAGCCTAATTCCAACTAAACAGATAGAGATTACAGCAAAACCACTAGATAGAACAATAGTTCAACCAGTGATGCCGCGAGAAATCGATTTAAAAGACCCAACTTGGATTGTGGTCAACCCTGATAACTGGGAAGACCAGTTAGCCAGAATAGAAGAGCAAGAAGGAGAACTGGTTTTTCTTGCAATGACTATACCAGATTATGAAGTGATGGCATATAATATGCAAGAACTCAAAAGGTATATCACAGAACTTAAGGACGTCGTAGTATACTATAGAGAAGTTACTATGCCGCCAAAAGATGAGCCAAGCGACAAGTAGGCTCATTATTTGTAGTACTTGTGAGTACTACACTTCTTTAAAGATTTGTAAAGCATGCAAATGTTTTATACCTTTAAAGGCAAAGTTGAGAAGGACTAAGTGTCCTCTCGGAAAATGGGAGAGTATGAATGGATATGATGAAAAAAGGAATGGCATGGTTAAAAGCTAGAGTCTCTGAAAGAACTTCATGGGACGGAGCTGTTATTTGTGCAGGTTGTTTGGTAGTCATTTTAACAGGTGGTTTAGCTAAAGCATTAGCATGGGCAGGTCTTATATATGGTGTATGGACTTGTTACATGGAAGAAAAATAATGCCTTACCACAGTGGAAAAAAGAAGAAAAAGAAAAAAGGTGGCAAAAAGAAGAAGGGCATGAGGCATCATGGCTGTTAGACGTAGAAGACGAAGAGCAAGCGCCAAAAAGCGTAATGTTCCTACTAACAAGAAATTGTATGCAAGGGTAAAAACGGCGGCCAGACGAAAGTTCGCCGTTTATCCCAGTGCTTACGCAAATGCTTGGTTAGTAAGAACTTACAAGAAGCGTGGAGGTAAGTATCGTCGTGGTTAAAAAAAGAACAAGTATGAAAAAACTTACCAAAAAACAACAAGCTACTTTACGAAAACATTCTAGTCACCATACTAAGAAACATATGTCGTTTATGAGAGCTCAAATGAGAAAAGGTAAAAGTTTTACTGCATCTCATAAAGCTGCTATGCGTAAGGTGGGTAAATAATGGCTACTGGAGGACTTACTAAATGGTTTGGGCAAAAGTGGGTAGATATTGGAAGACCTAAGAAAGGAGGCGGATACCATAAATGTGGAAGAAACAAAGCCAAGACAGGTCGAAAGAAATATCCTAAATGCGTACCAGCTGCAAAAGCAGCAAGAATGAGTAAATCTCAAATTAGGTCAGCAGTAAGAAGAAAAAGAAAAGTAAAACAAGGTGTAGGCGGAAAACCAACAAATGTAAAAACTTTCGCAAGGCGAGGACGTAAAACCGTTCGTCGCAGAAGGAGATAAGATGGCTCTATCAGCAAAACAAAGAAAATTACCAAAGGCATTACAAAAAGCAATTCTTAAGAAAGGCAAGGGAAAAAAGAAAAAAGGAATGAAAAATGGTAAGAAGAAGAAGACCTACAAAGGTAAAAAGTAAACGTGATTCTAGATTAAAAAGAGCAGGCGTACGAGGATTCAACAAACCAAAGCGTACGCCTGGACACAGAACTAAGTCACACATTGTTGTGGCAAAAGTTGGAGCTAGAATCAAAACAATTCGTTTTGGACAAAAAGGAGCCAAAACGGCGGGTAAACCTAAGGCTGGCGAATCCCGTAGAATGAAAATGAAGCGTAAGTCTTTCAAAGCAAGGCACGCAAGAAATATAGCAAAAGGTAAGATGTCAGCCGCTTACTGGGCAAACAAGGTAAAATGGTAAAGAAAATTAAAGAAACAGCTTTAAAAGTTTGGAACATAATAAATGGCAAAGATGCAGATATGGACGGAGACGTTGATATTCATGACGCAATGTTAAAAGCTAAACAAAAAGCAAAGAAAAAACAGGAGAAGTAAATGAGATTACTTGGTTCAGAAGCCGCATGTGGTACAACCGCAGGTGCGTCTAGCAACTTCGGTGAAGCCGATGATGTGAGATTAGTTAATACTGGAAGCACTAATAGACTAGTTAGTGTAACAGATTCATCTAATAACGTAGTAGCTACTTTTACTCTTATAGCGGGAGAAGTAACATTCGTTCGTAAGAAGAGAGAAGAAAAAATATTTGCAGCACATGCCGAAGTATTAGCTGTAGGTGTGGTAACGCCATAATGAAGGATAGCGTCTGGTTAGATGATGTAGCAGAAACTTGCACAATCACTCTTAATGTTTTGCAAAAGAAAGCAGAACAAAGAGGTAAGTTATCGCACGCAGATCAAACCATGACTGATTTATGTCTAGGTTACTTATACTTATTAAGTATATGTGATAAAAACTTACTATTTGAAGATGATAGTATACTAGGCTTAACGGAAATTATTAAACAAAAAACAACAATTCACTAATATGCTAGATGTAAGTAGAACAGATATTGTAAGTTCTGAACTAATGGAATTTACAGCCTCAGACAGATTTATCAAACTACCTATATCTGAATATATGAATTTGTTAGGCATAGAGCCTAACTCATCACAGACTGCACTTATAAATGCAGTCAATAACCCAAAGTATAGATTCGTGTGTGCCGCCATTTCTAGGCGACAGGGCAAAACTTATATCACAAATGTAATTGGACAGCTTGTGTCTCTCGTGCCGGGCTCTAACATATTAATTATGTCACCGAACTACTCTTTATCGCAAATCTCTTTTGATTTACAAAGACAGCTTATTAAGCACTTTGATTTAGAGGTGGTAAGAGATAATGCAAAAGATAAAGTTATAGAACTATCTAATGGTTCTACTATAAGAATGGGTTCGGTTAATCAAGTAGACTCTGCCGTAGGTAGGTCTTATGATTTAATCATCTTTGACGAGGCAGCATTAGCAGATGGAAAAGATGCTTTTAATGTAGCACTACGTCCTACTCTAGACAAAGAAAACAGTAAAGCTGTATTTATTTCAACGCCAAGGGGAAGAAATAATTGGTTTGCTGAGTTTTGGCATAGAGGATTCAGTGAAGAATTTCAGGACTGGGCATCAATAAAAGCAACTTATCACGAAAACCCAAGGTTTAGTGAACAAGACATAGTTGAAGCTAAAAAAGCAATGTCTCAAGCAGAGTTTGCTCAAGAGTATCTCGCTGACTTTAACACATACGAAGGACAAGTTTGGAACTTTAACTTCGAAGAATGTGTTGCAGACCTAAGTCAGTTAGATACTAGCAAAATGGATGTGTTTGCGGGGCTAGACGTAGGATACAAAGACCCAACAGCTTTATGTGTTATAGCATATGATTGGGACGAACAAAAATATTATCTAGTAGACGAGTACATGGACGCCGAAAGAACTACTGAACAGCATGCAGTAGAAATACGCAGAATGATAGATAAATATAATATTGACTGGATTTATATTGATTCAGCAGCGCAACAAACTAGATTTGACCTAGCGCAAAATTATGATATATCTACTATTAATGCGAAAAAATCAGTTCTAGATGGAATAGGACACGCAGCAGGAATTATCGACAATGACCTTCTCATTATAGACCAAAGATGTCAACAATCATTATCAGCAGTTGACCAATACCAGTGGGACCCTAACCCTAACTTAATCAAAGAAAAACCTAAACACAATATGGCATCTCATATGTCAGATGCTTTACGTTATGCACTTTATACCTTTGAGACATCAGCACATACTTTTTAACTATGACCTACCAAAAAATAAATGTTGACAAGAAGGTGAATTTTTGGTATAATTTTAACTAATAGGAATTTATGGATTTAAAAAGAGATTTAGTCAAGTACGTTAGAGATAAAGCCAAATCAGGATATAAGAAAGACACCCAGTGCTTTATTTGTGGAGAAACAGATAATTTAGAGTTTCACCACTTCTTCGGAATGACTGAGCTATTACACAAATGGTTGAAGAGTAACAAAATTACGATTACCTCAGCCGATGAAATAATGAATCTGCGGGAACAATTTATTGAGGAACACCTCACCGAAGTTTATGACGAAGCTGCAACACTATGTAAAACCCATCACATAAGACTGCATAGCATTTATGGTAAAAGACCAAAACTAGAATCAGCAATGAAACAAAAACGATGGGTGAAGATACAGAGAGACAAATATGGCATGGTATGATAGATTTTTGGGTATAGAAAGAGAAGAGAAGTTAAATCCTGCTCAATCTTTTATTGGCCTAGAAGAAGGAATGTCAATAGATACTCGTGAGAAGAAAGATAATTATCGCTCAGCTTACGAAGAACTAGAAGTAGTTAACAGGGCTGTCAACATGATTGTTGACGATAGTGCTGACATACCTTTCGAGGTAGGAGACAAAATTAATGGGTTAACGCCTATGGTTCAAAATGTTCGTAGAAGTCGTGTAGACTTATTACTAAATAGAGAACCAAACCCTTTTCAGGATATCAATACTTTTAAGAGAAATCTTATTATTGATTTACTGATTGATGGAAACATCTTTATATATTATGATGGTGCCCATCTCTATCATTTACCTGCAAATAACGTTACTATAGAATCTGATACAAAGACCTATATTAGCAAGTATGTATATGATGGTCATATAGACTACACCCCTTATGAAATAATACATATTAAGGAAAACTCATTCAAATCAATATACAGGGGTGTACCTAGATTGAAACCAGCTTATAGAACTATGTATTTAATGGATAGTATGAGAAAGTTTCAAGATAACTTCTTCAAAAATGGAGCAGTTCCAGGATTAGTACTAAAAAGTCCTAATACTCTTTCTGACAGAATTAAAGAAAGAATGTTACAGGCTTGGGCTACTAGATATAATCCTAAAAATGGAGGAAAAAGACCTCTTATATTAGATGGCGGTTTAGAAGTAGATAGTTTAACTAAAGTAAACTTTAAAGAACTAGACTTTCAACCTTCAATCGCTGCTAATGAAAAAATAATTTTAGAAGCAATGGGTGTACCACCAATTTTATTAGATGGTGGAAACAATGCAAACATTAGACCTAACCATAGATTGTATTACTTAGAAACTATACTACCTATTGTTAGAAAAATTGGTTATGCTTGTGAAAGGTTCTTTGGGTTTAAACTTGTTGAAGATGTACATGGAGTTCCAGCACTACAACCAGAACTTAGAGACCAAGCAGCATACTATGCTACTTTAGTAAACACAGGTATTATGACACCTAACGAGGTCAGAGACGCAATGAACATGGAACCAATTGATGGACATGATGAATTGAGAGTACCAGCAAATATAGCAGGTAGCGCAACTAACCCAGAGGAAGGTGGTAGACCACCTGAAGAAACAGAGGAAGAAAACAATGAATAGACCACAAGTACTAAAAGTATTAATGGAATACTTTGATAAGAAAGGAAAGGTTCTTTCTATTGATGAGTATAAAGCAGCAGATGACGCTCCAATGCGTTTTATGGTTGCAAAAAGAGCTTTTGGCTCATGGGCAAGAATGATACAAATGGTTGAAGCAAAAAAGGCAACAGTAGTTGTTGAAGCTCCAAAGCCAGCCCCTAAACCAAAGGCCAAGCCAGCTCTTAAAAAAGCTGTGAAGAAAGGTAAGTAGTTATGTCAGATAAAATTTTTCATTGGTCATCAACATTTAAAACATTAGGCGAAGATGATGATGGAAGTGTGAATATCAAAGGATATGCTAGCACTAACGCATCAGATAGAGCGGGTGATTGTATTGACCATGACGCATGGACTAAAAATGGTGGATTGGAAAACTTTAAAGGTAATCCAATAATTCTTTTTAACCATGACTATAACAGACCAATAGGTCGTGCTACTTCATTAGAAGTAAACGACAAAGGCCTCGAACTTGGAGCTAGAATCTCTAAGTCTGCAGGCGATGTAAAAGATCTTATAAAAGATGGCGTACTTGGAGCATTTTCCGTGGGTTTCCGAGTCAAGGACGCAGATTATCTAAAGGAAACCGACGGATATAAAATAAAGGACGCTGAGCTATTCGAAGTGTCTGTTGTAAGTGTACCTTGCAACCAGACAGCAATGTTTTCGATTGCGAAATCATTCGATTCTCAATCAGAATACGATGAATGGAAAGCTGAATTTACAAATGACGTAAAACAGGCTCATGAGATGGAAGCAGTAAAAACTGACGAAATTGATGCGCCACAAGCCGTGGGTAAAACCACTCAACAGGAGAGACATATGTCTACAGAAAAAACTACTCCAAATGCTGAGTTAGACTTAAAAGCGTTCGCGGAAGAGGTGGCAAAATCAACTGCTGCTAAAATCGCAATGCAACAAGCAGAACAAAAAGCAAAAGAGTTAAGCGAAGCCGAAGAGAAAGCTACTGCAGAAAGTGCAGAACTAGCTAAAAAAGAAGCTGAGCAAGAAAAAGTTAAAACAATAGTAACTGCTGGTCTTACAGGAGCTGAACAGCTCGTAAATGACGTTGAAAAACGCGTTTCTGAAAGACAAGGAGACTTAGAATCTGTTGTTAATGAACTTAAAACTGAACTATCCGACAAGAAAGATGAGATTAACGCTATGCGTGAATCCAAAAGACATTTTGGCGATAGACAAAACAACGACTGGCAGAAAGCCTTCCAAAGCGACATTGATGACGCTTGGGTTATGGGTCTTGCTACTGGTAAAGGCTGGAATACTAAGCTTGCAAATGAAACTATGGAAAAAGTTAATGCCCATTCAGGTGTTGGCGTTTCATCAGCTGATTTTGAACAAACAGTATCAACAAACATTGAAAGAGATATTCAATTAGAGTTAGTATTGGCTCCTCTATTTAGAGAAATCCCAATGCAATCAGCAACTCAAATCATTCCTATCATGCCTGATGCTGGATATGCAGAATTTACTTCTAACCAAGTAGCTTCTGGGTCTTCACCACATGGTAACTTAGAGGAAAGAGGCGACACTTATGACGGAACATATAGTGGTGTTGATTTAACAGAAAGAACTCTTTCAACCAAAAAACTTATTTCACAATCTTACTTAGGTAATGAAACTGAAGAAGACGCAATTCTACCGATACTTCCTTTAATTAGAGAGTCTATCGTTAGATCACATGCAAGAGGTATTGAGAATGCTATCTTAGTAGGTGACCATGCTGATGGTGTATATGGTACATCACAAGCAGCTTTTGACGGCTTAATCGCTTTAGCGGTTGCAGCTAACTCAAGTGGTTCTCACGTATCTCAGTCAGCAACTGCATTCGCATCTGAATCTTTAACAGCAGCTACATTGTTAAATGCTAGAAAGAAAATGGGTAAATATGGTATTAACCCTAGAGATGTAATGTATATTGTTAACTCTACTGAGTACTTCAACTTGCTATCCGATGCTGAATTCCAAGATGTCAACCTAGTTGGCAACATGGCAACTAAGCTTAATGGTGAAATTGGTGAAGTCTTTGGTTCTAAAGTAATCGTTTGTGACGAGTTTAAAACTCCAGCAACTTCTAAGTTCTATGGTTGTGCAGTGTACACCAAGAACTATGTAATGCCTAGATTAAGAGGTGTTACTATTGAGTCCGACTACGAAGTAGCAAATCAAAGAAGAGTTCTAGTAGCTTCGCAAAGAATCGGGTTTACCGATATGATTGCGGGTGCAACTTCAGTTCACGCTTTACAATACAAAGCTAGTTAATAGCTTACTTATCTTGTGGGAGCTCGTCTCCCACAAGACTTTTTTATAATATTATGGCAGATTTAGTTACATTACAACAGTTCAAAGACTTTGCAGGATTGCAAGGCGTTCAAAATGACGCCCGTCTTAATACAGTTATTGATAATGTTAGCCAACTCGTAAAAACATATTGTGGTACTACTATAATAGATTACGCGTCAACTGATAAAACAGAATACTTTAATATAAGTGATAACCATGTTGATAGAATCATATTAGCAGAATCACCACTTATATCAGTATCACAAGTACAAGAAAGACAAGACCAAGCAGGTGCATATGTTACACTAATCACAGAAAACTCTGACAGTAGTGGTAAATATGAATACATCATAGACATGGATTCTGATAGTATTGTACGAACAACATCTACAGGAACTAAATCATTTCCTAGAGGAATGAAAGCTGTAAAGGTTGTATACAGAGCAGGATACACAAGTACTCCTGAAGATTTAAAACTTGCAATATTTGATTTAATCAAGTACTACATGAAAGATGAAAGAAAAGAAAGAATGTCGATAGCAGGAGCTTCAATAGAAAATCCAATATCAACAAGTCTAAGAAACAATATAGGATTTCCAGACCATATCAAGCGTGTACTTGATATGTATAAAATATATAGCTAATGACTATAAAAAAGACAAGAAGCACTAGAAAAGTTGGTAGAGATGTAGGTTTACAAAAAGCTATTGATACATTATTAAAATTCCCTAGAACTAGGGTTGGTATAATGAAAGATTTGATATATAAAAATTATAATATATCTACTAAAGGCTATAACGATTACTATGATACTTTGGATAAAGGAACAGCTAAAGCTGAAGAATTACATAAAATTTTAAACAAAGTATATACACCAGATAATAGTACTCCTTTTTATAAATACTCTTCTGAATTTAATAAATGGAATAATAAATATAAAGCAGGTATGCACCCTCATCATAAAGAATATAGTAATATTTCGTCACAGTTAAGATTATTATATGAAGGGTTATTGGATATTCAAGAAGACCCTGCATTAGAATTTGGACAGAAAGATGGAAAGAATGCTTTAGTATATGCTGGACAAATTTCAAATGAAAGAGGAGAATCTGTAGCATCATATAAAGCAGATTCAAAAGAAGGAAGAAAAACACAAACAGGAACAGTTAATAGAGAAGCACTAGCAGACTTAAAAGGAAGACTAAGCAATCTATTACCATCAGTAATAGAAGACTTTAGGCAAATGTATATTATATCATTAGCACTATCTAGAAAAACAGATATTGATGCAGATGTAGATACTATTAATAGTATAACTCAAGATTTTGTAGATAAACTTGACCAAGCTCAATATGATATTATAAAGAAAAATCATGTTAATGTAATGTCTGGTCAAGGCAAAATGGAACTAGAAATTACATCAGCAGAAATAAATAGTTTACTTGGAGAAAAAGAAGGAGATTTAGGTAGGTGGAGTCAAGACTTATTAAAAGCTGGTACTATTACAGATAGTGATTTTGCAAAAGCAACTAAAGGTATAGATTTTGGAAAAATAAAAGGTTCTAAACCTATAAAAGACGAAATAGAAAGACAAATTGCAGAAATAATTACAAAAGGAACAACATCTCCATCTAAGTCTCTTACAAAAAGAAAAGCAGCAGCAAATAAAAAGAAAGCAAGAAAAGCACCACGAATTAATAAACTAAATAGTAGGGCTACGACAAAAGCAAGAGGTGCAGCAACAGCAGCAGTAGAAAAAGGTAATAGAGAAAATGTAATGTCATTGAAAGCATTACAAGGAGCAATTAATAAAAGATTGCCCGCAGAAGTTAGAAGAAATATGGGTGGCGGAGGACTGATAAATAGGTCAGGAACATTTTCAAATAGTCCTCAACTTTTAACTATAAGACAAGCACCTACAGGTTTAACAGGTGATTATACTTATATGAAAACAGGAGGTGGAACACCTCCAAGAAGTGGACAAAGAGGGGTGTACGGAACTTTTGAAAATCACGGAAGATGGGGTGGAGATAGATATGACCCAAGAGATTTAATAAAAACAAGTATAAGAAACTTAGCTATGGAAATAGCACAAGAAAAATTCGTACAACTTAGGAGACAATAGTGGCATCAACGTATAGAACAGCAAGAAAAAGAATAGTTGATGCTTTAGTAGAAAAATTACAATTAATTGATGGGAATCACCCTTTTAATTCAAATGTATTTAATAATGCTCACTCAGGAATGGTATTTTTAGATGAAATACAGGAGTACCCAAAATTATGCGTGGTACCTGGCGATGAAACTAGAGAGTATCAACCTGGCGAGTTTAAGTGGAGATTCTTGACTTTAGACGTAAGAGTTTATGTCGAAGACCAAGAAGACCCGCAAGAGGTCTTAGCTCGATTAATGGAAGACATTGAAAGAGTGGTAGACGATAATGATGTTTTGATTTACGACGATACTGTAAGTCCAAACTTAACAACGACTTCCTTAACTTTACAGGCGTTAACAACAGATGAAGGAGTTTTAGCTCCTCTCGGAATTGGACAAATGACTGTATTGTGTAGGTATTAATAGAAATTACAAAAGCTGATAAACATCTAGCTACGTACTTTCAAAGTAAAAAAATAGGAGAAAGCAATGGCTTTAAATCTCTCGAGAAATACCAAAGTATTTGTAAGCTCTGTAAATGGAGTTGGTGCAACTGGGGGCGTAAAAACCTGTCATGTTAGTACACCAGGAACAGGATATGCTGTAGGTGATATCGTAACACTAGGAACAACTAGTGGTAGCGGTACAAACTTTAAGTGTATTGTAGCATCTATTACTGGAGGCGGTTCAACTGGCCCAGTAGGTAGTATTAATGTTCCAAATAACTTCAGAGGAGCAGCGTTCGCAGCATCGGAAACTGCTACTGAAACAGCAGTAGAAAACTATGCTGGTACTAATAACTCTGGAGCTTCTGGATTAGTTGTAACTGTCGATACTATCGCAGCAACAACAACAGCAGATGGCTCAAGAGCTGGTAGTGGAAAATTCAAAGGTAATGAAGTAGACGCAAACTGTTTTAGAATAGGTGTATTAGATGGATACAGCTTCTCACAAGGAAGTGATTCAACTGATGTTACTATATCAGAAGCAGGTGCAGCACCTAACAGAGGAAACAAAAGATTCAACGATTCTTTACCACCTGCAGAATGGTCATTCGGTACTTATGTACGACCATTTAAACATGGAGCAGCAAGCTTCAGAGCAGATGGAAGTTTTGACTGTGTCGAAAACATACTATGGGCTGCATTAGCAGGAACAGGACTACCAAATGCATCAGACACCGCAGGTGCTGCTGTAGAAATTAGTACTGGAGCTCAATTCGGTTCATTATGTAAATTTGACCAATCAGATGTTCATGAACTTATGAAACTTAATTTGTATTTCGCACTCGAAAATACAACGTACAGGTTAAACGACGCACAGGTTAACCAAGCTGAAATCGATTTTTCAATCGATGGAATAGCACAAATTACTTGGTCAGGAAACGCAACAACAATTGACCAAGTGGAAGAAGCAATAGAAGATCCTTCTAAATTTATAATTCAGGGAACTTCAGCAGCAACACCAACAAGTGGTAATACAGATACTCACACTGAGACTTTTAACTTTGTAGATACTACTGGTCCAAGTGACGCTGATTATTTAAGAAATAAACTTTCAAGTTTATACTTAGATGCAGATGCACAAGGTGGTGGCTCAGCTTCAAACGGTTTAGACAATAGAACTTATGATATTAACATCACTGGTGGGTCTATAACTGTAGCAAATAATGTTACATATGTAACACCAGAAACTATCGGTATAGTAGATAAACCAATTGGTTCATTTACAGGTGCTAGGGTAATTAGTGGTTCTTTAACCATGTACCTTGACACAAAATCCAATGGTTCAAACCAACTTTTAACTGACTTAGCTAACGCGACAGACTTAGTTACAAACGTATTTGACATGAGGTTATTTATGGGTGTAGCAGGAACTGTTGATACAGATAATGAAGGTATGGAGGCAGATGACTTTACAGCACCAGGTGTTGAATTTAATATGCCAAGATGCCATTTAACTGTACCAACTATTGAAGTAGCAGACCTTATCTCAACTTCAGTAGAGTTCGCAGCTCATGGTTCAGACCTCTTAACAGGTAATGAAATGGAAGTTAAATACTTAGGTGCAACAACTCATACTCAAAGCGGATACGAAGCTTCGGGTACTAGAGCAATGGACGCCTAGTAAAATGTCATATAGTTTTCTTCGTGAGAGTAAACTATACATAGTGTATGGCGGTAATAAGTATAGAATACATACGAGTACCGCCATATCTTTTTCTCAAACATTTGCGCAAGATTCGTACTCAGTAAAGACTTTGCACAATCAATCAAAAATGTTCGAGGGAGCAACAATCACAAAAGCAAATCCAGCGGATTTTAGTTTTAATGTTCCTTTAACAGTAGAGAAAGATGAAAGTCCTGTCGTAGACTTACTATCAGAATTAAATAGTAATCAACTAACATCATTTGACATGTATGTAGAAACAGGAAGTGCAGTCTTTAAATTAACGAATGCAGTTATTACAAGTGGAAGTTTTGATATAAACCCAAGAAATCAATTCACTTTACAACTGCAAGGAGAAGGAACAAAATTAGAACGAGTTGGAGATGAATCTTCTACTATTCCAGGCAATCTTGTCACGGAATCAGCAACAAGAACACCTCTATTAGTATATCCAGTAGTTTCTATAGATAGTTTAGATATGAATAATATTATATCTACAACTCTTACTATAGAAAATGAAATAGATTGGACTGCTTATAGTACTCTTCAAAAAAGCTTAAATGTTACTAATGCTAGTAATATTATGAGACCCTCTAATTATACGGTAAACAATCGAACTATTTCGGGAGCAGTTCGACAATACCAAACTGATAACAATATAACACAATTTGATGATTTTAGTACTACTAGTAATATTACTATAAAAGCAATACGAGTTGGAGATGCTGCAAATGCAACTCCATTTTTGCAACTAAATCTTAATCCAGCTACCTTTACAGCTAGAATGGAAACAGGAGAAACGTTTGCACAAAGTTATGATTTTAGAAATTTAGATAATAGTACTACTGTACCAAATATCATCACACAATATTCATAGGAGAATATAAAATATGGAACTAAAAAATCTATTGGTCGATATAAAGACCGCATGGGTTGAGTTTCCAGGACTCGACAATTTTGAAGTCGAACTAGCGAACTTATCCCGAAAAGAATTACTTAGCTTAAGAAAAAAGTGTACAAGTAATAAATTTAACAGAAAAACAAGAGCCTTTGAAGAGGTAATGGACGATGATAAATTCGTCAAAGAATTTTCACAAGCAACTGTAAAAGGTTGGAAAGGTTTGAAATTAAAATATCTAGAAGACCTTATACTGGTTAATCTAGAAGGTCAAGACCTAGAATCAGAAATGGCTTATACAGTAGATAATGCTTTGATTTTAGTAGAAAATTCAGGAGAATTTGATAACTGGCTCAATGAGGTAGTCTTTGACTTAGAAAACTTTCGTTCAAGACAGCAAAAAGATAATAAAGGACAAGCTAACGCTGTATCTGAGGAATGATGCAGTAGGCATGACTAAAGACCAATACTTACGTATGGTCGAACAAACGGGCGAAGAAATAGACTGGGAAAGATGCCCTCCAGAATTGGAAGATTTCCCAGACAGCGTTCATATTGCAATAAATATTTATCATTCTTTAGGAGATAATATTTATCCAGAAATAGGATTTATAGGAAAAGATTATACTCTACTAAATTTTTTGTACTTACAAAATGAACTAGAAACCGAACCAGAAAAAGATTGGATATTTGAGTTACTGTTGCACTTAGATGCACATAATGTAACCGAGTCTCAGCGTAAAATAAAAGCTGAGTATGATAAGATAAAGAAAAAGTAAATGGCACAAGATATTAAATTAACTATTACCCTTGACGGAGCGGGAAATCTTAAAAAGGTTTCTGATGGAGCTAAAAAAGTCAGTCAAAATACTGATAAAGCTTCAAAAAGTACCGAGAAATATAACAAAACTCAAAAAGATGCTTATACTCGTCAAAAACAAGGGGTAATACAGACTGCTAATACTACTAAAAACTTTTCAAAACTACAACAAGCAACAGACGGCGGCGGAGCAGGTGGACTTGTTAGAGCATACGCTCTTTTAGCTGCTAACGTTTTTGCTTTGACAGCTGCTTTTGGGGTACTATCAAGAGCATCTCAAGTAGATACTTTAATAGAATCTATGGAAATACTAAGTACTACAGGTGGTACTTATATTAAAAACTTATCAAAAGAGCTACAGGAAGCTTCTGGATTTGCGGTAGATTTAGCTCAATCTTTCAGACAGGTATCTCTTGCTTCTAGTGCTGGTCTAAGCACAAAAGAGATTGAAGGATTAACTCAAGTTGCAAAAGGAGCAGCTATTTCATTAGGAAGAAACTTACCCGATGCTATGGATAGAATATTCCGTGGTGCAATCAAACTCGAGCCAGAAATCCTAGACGAAATTGGACTATTTGTTCGTGTAGATGAAGCAGCACAAAAATACGCTAGAAACAACGGTAAAGTTGTTTCAGCACTAACACAAGTAGAAAGACGACAAGCATTTTTAAATGAGATACTAGAACAAGGGCAGCGTAAGTTTCAACAATACGCAGAAGAAATAAAACCCGATCCTTATGTAAGACTTGGAGCAGCTCTAGGAGATATTGCGCAAGGAGGGCTCACAGTAGTTAACTCTATGTTAGGCCCTTTACTTGGCTTTTTAGCAGAATCAAAAATATTATTACAAGCAGTATTCGGGGCATTAGTATTCGTACTATTAAAGAAAGCGGTTCCAGCTCTAGGAATTATGACAAAAAACACAGCTGAGTTAGCACAAGAAAGAGCTGAAGCAGCAAAAGAATACACAGACAGTCTCAGACATGGAACAAATAGAGCACTTAGCGAAGAAGAACAAAGATTAAAAGCTACAAGGAAAACTTTAAAACAACAACAACAAGATCAAAAAAGATTTGTGTCAAGAAGTTCACAACCAGGTGCAAGTACAACTGCACTTGATAAAGCAAAACTAGGAACAAAGAAAAGAGCAGAAAAAGTCCAAGAAAGAATAAATGTACTTGAAAAAGCACAAGCAAAAGCAAAAGGAAAAAATTTAAGTCTAATAAAACAAGAATTAGCATTTCTTAAAGATGAAGTAAAATTAGAAGAAAGACTAAAACAAATTGAAAATGAAAAAAGAAAAGGTATAAAACCAGGAACCCTTGCTGATAGAAGACAAAACAAATTAGACTCTCAAGCAAGAGTATCTGGAGCTGTTGCTGATATAGCAGGAACAATGGAAACTCAGGGAGTAAGAGAAGGCTTTGGCCAGATGACAGAAATATTTAAAGAGCAAGAAACTGTAAAAGGAAAATTAGTTGATAAATATAGTTTATCAGAAAAAGCTCTTATTGGTTTAAAAGGTGGTGTTTCAGCTACTGGTATTGCTTTTAATAACCTTATGATGAAATTGGGACCTATCATGATGATATTTACTCTTTTATCCCCAATATTAATAGCTATTGGTAAAGCTATGGGATTTGGAAGAAAAGAAACAAAAGCATTTTCAGAAGCTATAGAAAGACAGAATGATTTATTAGAAAATGCTTCTGAAAGATTTAAAACGCAAACTGATATAATTCACGAAAATAAATTATCTTACTTAGAAGTAACAAAAGCTCAGGTAGCTTTTAATAAATCATCAATGGAAATTGGAGAGTCTCTACTAAGTATTGAAGAAAAGTTTCAAGATGTATCAAGAACAGCAAACGCTTTTACAAATACAGGAGATTTTCTAAAAGGATTATTCACTCTTTCAGGAAGATATGACTCATTCTTTGCTAGTACGGCAGATAGAAACAAAGCAATTCAAGAAGGTACAAAAAAATTAATAGAAGGAGCAGCAAGAGAAGGAAGTGAGATTTTAACAAATTTATATTCTGATAGTATAAGCGGAGCTGATAAATACATTGAAGCGGTTCAAAAAGTACAAGGATTTGAACAACAGCAGGTTAAGAGTAGAAAACTACTAAAGGAAAGTTTCGAAGATAATAATAAAGGATATAGAGATACATCAGCTGTACTAAATGAATTAGAAGCTTCTTTAAGAAATAATGGTAAGCTAACAAACGCACAAAAAGAAACATATTTAACTCTTGATGTCAATGCACGAAGATTTATATCCGCAGTGCGAGACGAATTTGAAGCACAAACACTCGCTGATAAAATAAGAAAAAATTTAAACATAGACACACAAAAAGGACTAATATTAGCAGAAGAAGATATAAGAATTACACAAAAAAATGCAAAAGCATATGAGGTATTAGTATCAGCTATTACAGGTGCTCAAGAATCTGTTGGTAAATTTCAACAAACATTTATGCCAAAAACAAAAGTTGATGATATATTAAGTAGTTTTGATCAAATGTCAGCAGGGTTCCAAACTATTCTAGATGATGATGAGCTAGATAATACAAAGGTGGAAGAATTTTTCAAAAAGTTTGCAGATTCAGATAATGCATTTGGACAGTTATTTAATACTTTATTTACAGAAGTAGACGGTGTAATGACTCTAATAGATAAATCAGGAGATGCTGCAAAAACAGCATTTAAAGAGGCAGCAGAAGAACTAAGAGAGTACCAAGGACTAATAATTACATCAAAAGCAGAAATTGCCAGACTAACTTCTTTAGAAAAACGTTACCAAAAACTTACTAGAGGCGGCTTAGGTGTAAATACAAAAAGGCAACAAGCTATTACAGATATTGCAAAAGAAAATTTAAAAGTTCAAGAAGCAACTACTAATGTGTCTTTAATAAGTTTTGGAACAAAAAAAGAAGAACTAGCTACTTTAAGAAAGCTATTAGATGGTGAAAAAGATCAACTTAAAAGAGCAGAAATTATGCAGGGGTTTGGAATCTCTGCAAATGAATTTAGTCAAGCTCAAGCATTCTTTGACGAAGAAGAAATAAAAAGAATAGAGAAAAAAGTAGCAGTAAAAACAGAAGAATCCAGGATAGAAAAAGAAGGACTAGAAGCATTAAAAGTAAAAATAGCAGCACAAAAAGAATTATCAGATGCTAGTCAAAAAGCTTTAGATGCCGAATTAAAAGCAAATGCTATTCGTACTAGAGGAACTGCATCATTAAATCCAGCAGAAGCGGCCAGAGTAGAATTAGAAGCTGCTAATAGAAAATTTGAATTTGTAGTACTTGAAGCGCAAATTAAAAAGTCACTACTAGCAGTAGAAGAAGCTATTCTACTTGCAAGAATTGATGTATTGAAAGAAGAAGGTAAACTAAAAGGCATTGACGTTAAGGATTTAAAAAAGAATGTAACTGACGCAACAGGACTACAACAAAAAGCTCTAAAAACAATAATTAAATCAGCAAAAGATGTTCTTCTCGTTGATTTAGAAGGCAGCGTAAGTAAAGCTTTTGGCACAGGATTAGTAAATGGAATACTGGCTCAAAGAGAAGCCATACAAGAAGGAATAGCAGCTTTAGATAAGAAAGATGTTGATGGTAATGCAATGGGTACCAAAGAGGATAAAGAAAAACTAGCAAAAGGATTACAACTAGCAGGAGTAAGAGACACTATTACAACTATGTCAGAAGAACTCAAAAAACTAGGGCCAGAAGGAGAACTAGTAGCTTTAGTCGCACAAGGAGCTATGGTAATATCAGATGCTTGGGGTAATGTTGGAGAAGTATTTGCAAGAACTGGAGATAAAGCAGCAAATTCAATGGAAAGAGGAGCAGCAGTAGCCGCAGCAGTAGCTTCAACTTTAACAGCTATTGGTCAAATAATGCAACAAAATTCACAAGTACAAATATCCGAAATGGATAAACAAATACAATCAGAAAAGAATAGAGATGGCAAGTCAAAAGAAAGTTTAGGCAAAATTAAAGCTATGGAAGCTAAAAAAGAAGCTATGAAGAGAAAAGCATTTGACCAAAACAAAAAAATGCAAATGGCTGTAACTGTTGCAAATACTGCAGCAGGTATTATGGGTGTATGGTCAGGTGTAAAAGACCCATTCTTCTCCCCAGGTATAGCAGCAGCTCAAACAGCTGTCATCGCAGCACTTGGTGCAGCCCAGTTAGCTGTTATTGCAAAAACATCTTATTCTGGTGGAGCTTCAAGTGTTGATAAACCTCAAGTACAAAAAGTATCAATGGGCAAAAGAGACAATAAAGTAGATGTATCAAGAGGAGGAAGCGCAGGAGAATTAGCATACTTAAGAGGTCAAAGAGGTTATGGTTCAGGTGCAAATAACTTTACACCAACAGGTGGAGCATATGGTAAGAAAGGATACTTCACAGGTGGAGAAGGAATACTAGTAGGAGAACAAGGTCCAGAAGTAATAAAACCAACCTCTCCAAAAGTAGATGTAATTCCAAATAATGAATTAAATAAAGGACAACAAAATATAAACTTCAACATAAATGCAGTAGATGCGTCAGGCGTACAAGAGCTACTAGTAGAGCAAAGAGGGAATATCATAGAAATGATTAGAGAAGCGGCAAATGATACAGGAGAATATTTCTTAGAGCAAGTTGATACACAATCAATGGGTGGTTCAGGGAGTGGATACTAATGGCAGCATTTAGTTCTTTTTCAAATAGATTACCAGACCCTAACTACTCTATAGAAGAAACAGGTAAAGGAGGTTCAGGAACAGCCGGGCCTGGTTTTGCTAGTGTGCAATTTACATCGAATCAGCCAGTTGCAATCAGTAGAACAAATAGCGGAAGAGTAACTACTCGTGCTATTGCAGGACATAATTGGAAAATAGCAATAACTTACAATCCTATGACTCGTGACGAGTTTGAACCTGTGTATGCTTTTTTACAGGAAAGAAGAGGAAGATTAAAACCTTTTGAAATAGTACTTCCTCAATACAATGCACCAAGAAGCACAGTAACAAGCACAATAGCAGTAGATGGAGATATAACTGCAGGAGCAACTAATTTTATGGTAGATGGAGTTTCATCAGGCAGTTTAAGACCTGGAGATATGTTTAACTTCACAGACTCTGATAACTCTAATCATAAAAAAGTTTACCAAGTAACTCGTGTACTTACTAGTACAGATTACTTAACAGGAAATCAACCTACAGATTCATCTCACAGAGTATACTACGTAACTCCTTCGATAGAAAAAAGCGTTTCTAATAATTCCACATTAGACTATACTCCTACTTTCAGAGTAATGCTTACTTCAGATGTTATGGAGTATAAATTACAAACAAACAATTTATATCAATTTTCACTAAACCTAGAAGAAGCACAACCATAATATGACAGAAAGAAATATCAATTCCAGTATTAAAACGGCACTCGTCTCTAATGACGATTTTGTTTATGCGCACTTAATAAAGTTCGAGAGACCTTTTGACTCATTAGATAGTGCTTATAGAACAAACACTAATAGGTATGCGTACTATACAGATGGAGCAACAGATATAGTTTATGGTGGTAATACTTATAGAGCCAATAGAATTTTATCTATTGGAACATACTCCGAAACTACACAAGCCAGAGCAACCTCCATGAAGTTAACTTTAGCAGGAGAAAATATATCTGCTAAAATAACTTTGAATGGTGCTATAACTGTTTCGGGCTCAGAAGGAACATTCACTCCTTCCTCAACAACACACAATGGAGAAATATTAGACTTTGTAGAAGAAGGTTTCCGAGAGGGTGACCAAATAAAAGTTACTTATAGTAGTACTACTAAAACTTTTGTAATTAATTCTTTTACAACAAACAATACTGTCATAAAATTTTCAAGAACAGGTACTGACGACGACGATTCCACACTAGCAGCAGTATCTTCAACTAGCTTCACAATAGAACTCGATTCAGAAGAACTAAAAGGTATCACTCGAGACAGAGTAACTAGTGTAGCAGGAGTAATAGCTTCTAGCCCAGACTTTGTCAATAGAGAAGTAACTATAGATAAGATATTTATAGAACCAGAGACTGGAGCCATTATAGGAAATGCAACAGTCACAGTATTCAAAGGAATAATAGCTTCTGTTGATATCAATGAAGCTTTAACAGGAAGTAAAGTAAACTGGACACTTACAAGTCATTGGGGAGATTTTGCTTCTATTCAGGGTAGAATGACAACTGATGAAACTCATAGAGCTCTAGACGCTAGGGGAGCTCCTCAACCAGAATCAGCACACAGAAGAGAATACGCAGCTGACTTAGGATTCTTACATTCAGAAACTTCACTTTCAGCGATAGCAAATTATCAAACTCAAGAAACTCGTTTTAGAATGAAATCTAAAAAAAGAGGAGGTATTGCAGGCCTTACTGGACAAAAAAAGTATTGGCAAGAAGAATACCAAACAGATGTCCAACATGAAGTAGATTTAAATGTTCATTTACAAGGAAAACATTTACCTATTGTTTATGGAGTTCAAAGAATAAATGGTAATCCAATATTTGCAGATACCTTAAACAATAATGCAAAAATAATTTATACAGCAGACGCCATTTGTGAAGGAGAAGTACATGGACTCTTTAATCTTTATATAGATGATGTTCCTTTAATGTGTACTGATGATAATGATTTTGATATTAGAAGTGTAAGTGGTGGTTCTGATAAAGACAATACTCAACTTCAATGTTATGGTAATATGTCTCATGGGAATACTATGAGTGGTGAAAGATATGCTGGTAATGCTTCAACAGACCCTCAAAATACATTATCAAAAGCAGATTTAGCAGACGTAGCAATAACTAATACAAATCAAGAACGATTAGTTGCTTTAGGACCACTCAATAATGCTATAGCTATACAAGGAGGCATTTCTCCAGCTCTAAGTACTAAATCAGCAGAAGGACTTGGACACGATGAAACTTGGAGTATAACTCACCCATATTCTATATCTCTTCATTTTTTATCAGGCAGACCAAATCAAAGAGCAGCAGGAATGTTATTAGAACCTGCTATTTCAAATAGCAGAGTATTAGGAGTCAGAGTTATTAATGCAGGCAGTGGTTATGGAAATAGCGCACCTTCTGTATCTTTTAGCGGCGGCGGTGGTTCAGGAGCACAAGCAACAGCTGTTTTAGGAACTGATGCTACTGATGATGCCGGAAAAGTTAGATACATAAGAATTGATGATAATGGCAGCGGATATACTAGCGCTCCTACAGTTACAGTAAGTGGGTCAGCTACTGCAGTAGCAGATTTAGGTGGGTATAAAAGACAAAATAATTACTATGATGGAAATTTACCTTATTGGAGTGTTAATCATAGATTATTAGACACCGCATACTCAGCTTTTAAGTTTGAAATAGACGCAGATAGTACAAATATTCCTGAAATTGAATATGTAATGAAAGGTAAAGTCATGGAATGTTTTAACTATGACCATACTTATATACCAGATGCGGCTTTAGGTGGTAGTGATAATGCAGCCAACTTTTCAGAAGGTGACTTAGTAACAGTTCAGTATAGTACAGATGGGTCTAATTGGACCACAGATACTACGGGTAACTTTACAAGCGGTAAATTTAAAATAATGGACTCTTACTTGTTTACAAGTAATAGAGCTGTATCTTTTCAAAAATTCAGATTAGATAAAGCTCCTAGTCTTCTATTTACAGATGGTACTCCTGCAAGAACAAGATTAAGATTAAAAAATGACTCTAATCAGTACTGGCACATGGTAACATGGAATCATGCAGTAGTTAAAGAATCAGACAATATTTCATTTCCAGACCACACAGTAGCAGCTACTGCAGGTGTAAATGGAAGTGGAGAACTACAATTTTCAAGTATAGATAATGCAGAAAAAACAAAATTAGGAGATACTAATGGCAAAACTTTTGTACAGTTCCATGACCCAGCTTGGTATGATGATAGTGATAACACAAATGATGGAATCAAAGGATTAAAATATGGATTATTAGAAGGAACATGGAGTACTAGTGGTAGTGATAATATTTTAACTTTTTCAAATACAAATTATACTGGTGTTACTTTTAATCAGTCAATTAAGCTTTTAAATGCTTATGATTTAGATTTTACAGGAGTTTCTGCTGTTGAAAGTGCTACACAAAATGAATTGCAACAAACACATAGTGTTACTAGTTCTTTTGGTCACACAAACACTTTTACACAAAGAGGAGCAATACTAACAAATCTAACTACTGGAGAGTTTAGGGAAATAGAGGCTTTCAGTACTGGAACAGACATAATAACCTTAGATACTCCATTTTTTACTCCTTGTTTACCAAGTCATAAATTTAAGATAGATGGAAAAGGAAGCGACAGAAGAGCCTCGATTAATCCTACTATGCAAACTCTTGACTACTTAACTGTAAGTAGGTATGGTAAAGGTTTAAAATTAAGCGAAATAGATTTAAGTTCTTTCTTAGAATCTGCTTTACTTTGTGATACTCGTTCAGACGTAGAAATGAAAGTTACGAGTACTTCTGGAGTAACAGTAGGAGATATTTATCAATTAGTAAACCCAAACAATAGTAATGCTCATGTAGCTTCTGGAAAAGTATTATCTGTTGGAACAGATTCTGTAGGTAATCCTATAGTAACTTTTACTGATGTTATAAATAAGTTTGCAAAAGAATATGCTACTAGAACATTATTAAGTCCAGGAGATATTGTATTTACAGAAGCAGGAAACTTTTATAGAGCTACAGGAACTATAACTAATCCTCCAGCTACTGTGCCTACACATACTTCAGGCACTGTTTTAAGTTTAGAGGCTATAAGCTCCTTAAATATTAATAAGTTATCTGGTAGTGGACCAAGCACTATAGCAATGTCTTTAAATAAAGGACACCCCTTAGAGTATTCACTATATGATTCTGACTTTGTAAAGTATTGGAGATACGTAGGTTGGGAACGAAATCACCAAGCAGAAGTAACAAGACACCAAACTAATTTTATATTAGATACTTCTAAATCAGTCTTTGCAAATACTAATGCTTTGCTTTCTCACTTTAATGGTATACTATCTTATGAAAATGGTAAGTACGTATTATCTGTAGAAACTCAAGAAACAACTCCTACAGTGTCTTTAAACTCTTCTCAAGAAAATGTAAATGCATTTTATATAGAAGAAAAAGATATTATAGGAAATCTAAAAGTAGTTGATAATTCTCAGAAAACAGGAAAGAATACAATTAAAGCAAGTATATCTGACCCTCAAAATAACTATGGTAGTAGGGCAGTAACTTTCTTTAACTCAACTTTTTTAGAGGCAGATAGAGGAGTAATAAAAACCGGAACTTTTCCTTACACAGGTATAACTAATTATTATAATGCTAGAATTGGAACAGAAAAAGAATTAGTACATACTCGTTTCTCAAAAGAGGTAAGTTTTGATATTGGACCAAGAGGTTTATTACTAAGAGCTGGACAAGTTATTGCATTAAGCTACGAAGCATTTGGGTGGTCTAGTAAATTGTTTAGAATCCAGAACCTTAACTTTAAGGCAAATTGTAGTGTTTCGGTAAAATGCCGAGAGTATGATGATAGCATTTATTCTATAACAAAACAAAGGAAATTAAAAATAGTATCAGAAGCCGCACCTGACTTTGATGGTAAGGCACCAGGAGCACCTTTAAGTCTTACTGCAACTAATAATAAAAATGGGTCAATAGTACTTGCGTGGGCAAATGCAGAGGACTTTATAGAAGGCTCAGATTCTACTGAAATATTTTATCATACAGCACAAGATAGAACAGCAGCAGTATTACTAGCAACTGTTGATAATGCAACTGGGTACACACATACTTCTGCAGCAGCAGAAACATTATACTTCTGGGTAAGGCATAGAAGAGTTGTATCAGCAGTAACTGGAAATAGAAAAGATGTAGTACGAGGAAACTATTTTCCTGCAAGTGCAACAGGTGGTGTACAAGGTATATCTTTATCAATAAGCGCAGGAGCTACAAGTATTAAATTACTTCCAAGCAGCCATGTCATAGACTATAGCGTTGTAGGAGATGAAAGTAGTTCAATAACTTTTACTACAGATACTCAAGGAATGGAAGGAACTATCTTCTATGAGTTTATTGTAGGAGCAACAACAAAACAAAATACAACAACATCAACATTTACACTAGCAGATTCTGATGAGCCAGGACCAACAGATACTCCAATAAAAGTACTTGTAAAAGCAAGACAAGGAGCAAATAATGGAACAGTTTTAGCACAAGATACTGTATCTATTTTTGCAGTACAAGATGGACAAAGCACAGTAACAGGAATACTTACTAATGAAGCACATACAGTAACTGCTTCTAGTACTGGAACAGTTTCTAATTTTACAGGAGCAGGTGGAACATTCAAAGTATTTTATGGTAATACAGATATAACAAGCAATGCAAAAACAGCATTTAGTGTATCTTCTGAAACTGGTGTAGATGTAAGTATAAACTCATCTACTGGTGTATATACTGTAAGCAGTATGTCCGCAGACACAGGAACAGCAGTATTTTCTTGCGAAGTAGAAGGAAGTTTAGTAGGTGGAATAGATAATCAAAATGATGTAACTATTACTAAAACTTATACTATATCAAAAGCAAAAGCAGGGACAGATGGTGCTTCTGTAACAGGAGCCGCAGGACAGGCAAATGCTATTGTGTATGCATATCAAAGGTCTGCAAGTACACTAACAAGTAATCCAGGTGCAGTAACTGTTTCTTTAACAGGAACAACTTCAGGAACAATAACAACAGGAAGCTTAGCAAATGGTTGGTCAAAAACAATCCCTACAGGTACAAACCCTTTATATGTCTGTGCAGCGACAGCTGCAGGTAATGGTTCAACAGATACTATTGCAGCTAATGAATGGTCAACAGCTGTAGTATTAGCGCAGGGACAAGACGGAGTAGATGGCACAAATAACTCAACTATATTTTTATACAAACAAAACAATAATGCTAGCGCTCCAACAAGCGTAGGTTCAAATAACGGATTACCAGAAGGAAACACAACTGTAACATTCTCTGATGGAAGTGTGAGTTTTACTACTGCAAATGGTTGGTCTACTACTAATCCTGGAGTTAGTTCTTCCAATCAATATTTATGGGTAACACAAGCAACAGCTATTGGAGCAGCCGGAGCAGCAACAGATATAATACCTCAAAGCGAGTGGGCAGCTATTAAATTATTTGCTTCATTTGGAGCAGTTGGTGACCCAGGAACAAAAACAGCATTAGTATATGCATACAAAAGGTCTGCAAGCGATCTAAGTGGAATTAATATATCATCAGCAGGGCCAGGTGCAGTCACTGTAAGTTTAGTATCAGGACTAATAACAACAGGCTCGTTAGCAAATAGTTGGTCTAAAACACCTGTAGCAAGTGATGGAAATCCTTTATACATTTGTGCAGCTTCAGCTGCTGGCATAGGAAATACAGATACTATAGCAGCTTCTGAGTGGTCAGCACCTGCAAAATTTGTAGAAGATGGAACAGACGGTTCTGCAGGAGATAGCGTAGCTTTAGTAGCAATATACAAACAACAAAGTTATTTATTAGCACTACCAACTATTACTGGTACTTCTAATTATAATTTTGATACTGGAGCATTAACAAGTATTCCAAGTGGTTGGAGTACTACTAGACCTACATTTAATTTTTTACAGGCAATATATGAATCAGAAGTAGCCGTTACAGGAAGTGGAACAACTAATACAGTAACTTGGCCTACTGCTGCTCTTTACAGTCCTTTCTTTGATTTAAGTCCAAAAATATTTCAAAGAAGTGTAAATCAACCTGCTACTCCAAGCACGCAAGCAGCAAATCCTCCTAGTGGGTGGTCATCGACTATACCTTCAGGTTCAAATCCTGTATGGCAAAGTGTAGGTACTTTTATTTATAATACTAGTGGTAATACATATAGTTGGTCTGCACCAGAAAAAATTACAGGAGATACAGGTTCTGCAGGTATAAATAGTGCAACAATAATACTTTATAAATTAACAACATCAAGCAGTGCTCCTGCACACCCCAATACTACTTTAACATGGAACTTTGCAAACAAAGCTTTCACGGATAGTTCTAGTGAGCTAGATGGCTGGTCAGTAAATGCAGTTCCAGCAGCCTCAGATAGTAATTATATATGGTCATGTTCAGCAACAGCTGCAGCAAATACTGCAACTGATGATATACCAGAAAGTGAATGGTCAGACCCAGGACTTATAAGAAGCCCAAAATCACAAAGAAGTGCAAAAGGTTTTATATATTACGATGCGAGTACTACAAGTGCTCAATCAGCACCAACTACAAGTGGGGTAAGTTATAGTTTTACCACCACACTTCTTTCTGGATTAGCAAGTGGGTGGAGCAACTCAAGAGGAACATTCCCATATACAATACTAGACTTTAAAGTTACAGAAGCAACTCATGGTGGAACTCAAACAATAACTTTTGGAGTTCCTGAATTTTTTGGAGATATAATTGATAGAAGAAGAGAAGATTTTGCACTAAATTGGGACGATGCTAATAATCGACTTCAATTTAAAATTGGTGGTACTGTATTTGATAATGCTAGTTATCCAACAGGAATTAGAAATGATCAACTGACTATACCTAGTAATGTATCAGACTTAACAAATGATTCAGGTTTTACTACATTCGATGGAAACTTTAATAATTTAAGTAACAAACCAACTATACCAACTAATACTAATCAATTAACAAACGGAGCAGGCTTTACTACATTCGATGGAGCTTATAGTAGCTTAAGTAGTTTGCCAACTATACCAACTAATACTAATCAATTAACAAACGGAGCAGGCTTTACTACATTCGATGGAGCTTATAGTAGCTTAAGTAGTTTGCCAACTCTTTTTGATGGAAACTTTAATAGTTTAAGTAACAAACCTACAATACCAACTAATACTAATCAATTAACAAACGGGGCAGGCTTTACTACATTCGATGGAGCTTATAGTAGCTTAAGTAGCTTACCTACAATACCAGCAGCTGTATCAGACTTAACAAATGATTCAGGATTCTTAACAGGAATTACTGGCACTTTAGTTACAAATGCTGGTGGAGTATTAGTAAGTGCACTCAACTTTGGTGACATGAGTTTTACATCAGGGGGACTTTGTAGTTTTATTTCATATAATAATGGAAGTAGTTTTTCTTCTTTTAATGCAACAGGAGAAATATCTATAACTCACCCAACATTAGGAACATTTTCATGTAACTATACTTTTACAAGGTCAGGGTCTAATATTAACTCTTTTGCACTAACTAACACTGGTAGTGGAAATGATGCATTTACTTCTTCAAGTTTTGGAAGTGCAGCAGCAAACAAAGTAATAACAGTAACACATACTGCATCTTCAAAAACTATAACTTGTACTGCAACAGTATCTGTACTTAACTTTGGCTCAGGAGGAAGTGGCGGTGGCGGTGGTGGTTGCTTTATATCTGGAACTAAAGTGGCACTTCTTGGTGGGAAAGAAAAACAAATACAAGACCTCGAAATAGAAGAATACGTATTAACTGAGAATAAAGAATTAGCAAAAGTTTTAAACAAGGGGTCAATAAAAGTAGACTCTTATTACTATATTAATCAAGAATTAGGACTTACCCCAGGACACCCTATATGGGTAGAAGATAAGGGCTGGGCTTGTATAGACCCAGGAGAATATTATAAAGAGTGCAAACTATTAAATCACGTTATTGATTTGGAACCAGCAGAATTAGAAATAGGTGACAAAACAACAAATGGTACAGTAGATATAATAAATAAAATAGATGAAGAACAAGAAGTATGGTGGATTACTGTGGACAACACTCATACTTATTATGTAAATAAAATGTTAGTCCACAATGGAGCAAAACCGTAATGGCGTGTAATACAGTAATAACAGCAAGTAATAGTATGAAGTTAAGACCTATGAAAGAGTCTGACTTTAATTTTTATATGGAATCTTGGAAAGATTTTCCTCAAGGAGTGCAAACATATACAGAAAGAATGAATAGATTTAGTGCGCATATGGAAAGAAACGAAGGGTATGGAACAGAAGCACTAATAAAGTCAGGAGATGTTGATTTTGAAGAAAAGTGCATAGTATGGTCTATGATACTAGAAAAAGCTGATGGAACTCCCGTATGTTATCAAACTTATGTTTTTGAAGTAGTAAATGAATGTTACTTAAAGTTTGGAATAACTCACCCAAGTCATAGAGGACAAGGATATTGGAAAGCATTATCTATGTTTAACTTAGCTATGTGCCAAAGAGTTGAAGTAACTTCAGCTTATAGTTGGTTTATGGCATCAAATCCTGTCAACTCAAATGCTATGAGTGCAGAAAGAACTAAATATTCTGCTGCTGGATTTGATATATCAGCAACAGCAACAGCTACAGTAGCTAATCCTCCTACATTTAATATAAACGAAGATAATTTAGTTAAAAATAGTGGAACTATTGCTCAATATGAACAGTACAAAGCAAATGACAGTACTTGGAAGGACATAACTTGGACATATTCTAGCATCTAGATAGCGGAGGACAAATACTTAAAATAATACTTCTAGCATACCCCACCTAGAAAATATTTCTTGACACTTACCTTAATTTTTGGTATAATTATAAACATGGAGAAAATAATAAAATGGCAGCAGGAACCTATAATTTCACGATAGAGCAAGGAGCGACTTTTACAAGGTTGCTTACCCTTAAGGAAAACGATTCAGTCATGAACTTGTCTGGGTACTCGGCTGCTTCGCAGTTTCGTTCAAGCCACGATTCAAGTACGGTGGTGGGTACAATTACCGCATCGATAACCAACGCGAGTGCAGGTCAGGTAACTTTATCTATGACGTCGTCGGCTACAGGAGCAATTGAAGAAGGCATATATGTATATGATGTGGAGATAACCGCATCTTCAGGTGCAGTAACAAGAATACTACAGGGTAAGGTAACGCTTACACCACAAGTAACAAGATAATGGCTATACAAGTAACCGTAACAGAAACTCCAACGTATGTAACAGTTAACGAGAGTAATACAGAAGTAACACTAAACCAAAGTGATAATCCGATTACAGTTACAACAAGTACAGACTTAATAACAGCTTTAGGACTAGCTGCAGATGTAACTTACACACAGCATGGCTCATTGCCAGGTGGAAATGTACAGGACGCACTAGCAGATTTAGCAGACCAATTTTTTAGACAATCCGCAACCCCTTCAGGAGATAACTTACAAGAAGGAGATTTGTGGTATAACACTTCAAGTGAAGAATTATTTGTATACAGACAAGTATCAGGTGGATTTGAATGGCACACAATTGCCTCAGCAGGGGGATCATCTCCCACGAGCTTTACCTTAGACGGTGGCTCATTCTAGGATAACAACATGGCAGTAAATATAATTAAAATTAAAAGAACGACAGGTAGTACCGCACCAAGTTCTTTAAACGCTGGTGAGTTAGCTTTCTCAGGGGGAAGCGGCACACAAAGCAACATGGGTCAAAGGTTATTCATTGGTGACCCAGCAAACTCAAACGCAGTAACAGTAATAGGCGGTAATTACTTTAGCAATCTAATGGACCATGCTCATGGTACAACTACAGCAAGTTCGGTTATAATTGTAGACGCAAATAAATCGACTTCAGAGTTAAGAACATCAGCACTATACTTAGGTACATCAGGCTCAGACACTCTAGTCACAGCAACAGCAGCAGAAATAAACTCAGCATTAGATGGTATTACATCTACAGCAGCAGAACTCAATCTATTAGATGGTTCTACAGCAGGTACAGTAGTAGCCAGTAAAGGTGTAGTTGTAGATGCAAATAGAGATGTAACAAACTTTAGAAATGTTACTTTAACAGGAGAGATAGCCGCACATAGTTTAGATATAGAAGGCAACATTGATATCAATGGAGTCACAAACTTAGACAATACAGATATAGACGGCTCGCTCACAGTTGATGGAGCAATAGATTTAAATGCTACTACTTTTGATGTTGATGCAAGTGATGACGTCACAATTGACACTAGTGATACTACAGGTGGAATTAAGATTGGAGCAAATGTTTCAGGCGTTCCAGTAACCCTTGGACATACTACTTCAGAAGTAACAGTTAGTGATAATTTAACAGTTACAGGTAACTTAACTGTAAGTGGTACTACTACTACTGTTAATTCAACTACTGTTGCAATAGCAGATCCAATCTTTGAGATTGGAGCAGATGGAAGTGATGATAACCTAGACCGTGGTATTAAGATGAAGTACAATGCCGGTGGAGCAGCTAAAAGTGCTTTCATGGGATTTGATGAATCTGACAACAAGTTTGCATTTATTCCAGACGCTACAGATACAAGCAATGTATTTAGTGGTAGTATTGGTACATTAAAAGCAAATATAGAAACAGGAAATACAGGTATAAAAGTTGGTTCTTCAGTTCCTTTCTCAGATAGTTCTGGAACTTTAACACTACAAAATATTGATGTTATAGATAATACAACGGAAGCAACACTTGAAGCTGCAATTGATAGTTTAACAAATCTAACAGCAACAGGAACAATTACTTCAGGTACTTGGAATGGTACTCCTATCTCTACAGTATATGGTGGTACAGGTTTAACTTCTCATGGGTCAACAGGACAAATATTAGTATCAACAGGCTCTGGCTTTGTAATGCAAAGTATAGACGGTGGAACATATAGCTAATGGCAGACCAAACAATTAAATTAAAAAGAAACGTAACAAATACAACAGCACCCTCTACGAGTGATATAGCTGTTGGAGAACTCGCAATAAGCGCAGTAGACGGAAAGATATATCTTCGAAAAACAAATAATGATATAGTAGCACAAGCTATCGAAGATGATGTTATCGCACTCGCAATAGCACTAGGATAATAATATGGCAAATACATTTAAAAACGCTGCCGCAGCAGCTACTGGTACATCTGAAGCTTCGGTATATACTGTACCGGGTGCAACTACAACTACTGTAATAGGACTTACTTGTGCAAACGTAACAAGTACTAGCCCAATAAAAGTAAGTATAAGAGTATTCGATAGTTCAGGAAGCGCACACTTTTTCATAGTAAAGAATGCAGAAGTATTTGAAGGTGGAGCACTTGTCGCTGTAGGCGGAGACCAAAAACTAGTACTAGAAACAGGAGATATAATTAAAGTTGTATCAGACACAGCCAGTTCAGTAGATACAATCGTATCAGTCATGGAGCAATCATAATGGCATATATAGGTAAGAGACCACAAGATACTTTCCCAGCTGGGAATGCAGTTAATGCGGCTACTATTGCTGCTAATTCAGTAGGGTCAAGTGAAATAGCAACTAATGCAGTAACTACTTTGCAGATAGCAGATAATGCTGTAACAGGTGTAAAGATTGCTGAGAATGGAATCACTAGTAGAGAACTAGCAGCTAATACTATTGCAACTGGTAATATAGCAGATAATGCGATTGACAGCACAAAGATAGCACAAAATAGTATTCTTACTAAACATATAGACGATGGACAAATTACATCAGACCAAATACTTGATGGAACAATAGCAGCAGGCGATATAGCCAGTGATGCAGTTACTACCGCAAAGATACTAAATGCAAATGTAACCACACCAAAATTAGCGGATTCGAGCGTATCAACAGCAAAGATAGCTGATGACGCAGTCACAACAGCAAAAATGGCAAGTTTGGCAAGAGGTGCTATACTCGTAGGAGATGCTTCAGGTAATCCTTCATCACTTGCACTTGGGTCAAATGGTTTAGTATTAAAATCAGATGGGTCTGATTTAGTATTTGCAGCTGACTCTGGTTTATCAAGTGAACAAGTACAAGACATCGTAGGAGCCATGTTTAGTTCTAATACTGAAACAGGNATAACAGGAACTTATCAAGANAGCGATGGNACAATAGATTTAGTAGTTGGTACACTTAACCAAGATACTACTGGTAATGCAGCAACTGCAACAACCTTAGAAACAGCAAGAACAATTCATGGAGTCTCTTTTNANGGCTCAGCAAACATAGACTTATCAGAAGTAGTACAAGATACTGTAGGNGCTATGTTTAGNGGAAATACAGAAACAAACATNACNGCAACATATCAAGANAGNGATGGNACAATAGACTTAGAAGCATCTGGAACAACNCATTTAAATAATACTTCTGAGCCNGCATNTCATAAAATAACAGTCACAGTAGTAAGTGATNGTGGAAACAAATACGCACTTGANGGTGGAACNCAAGCAATAGNAAAANTAACTCCNAGTGTAGTATATNGATTTGACCAATCAGATTCTTCAAACTCAGGTCACCCATTCAGAATAGGAACAGCAGCAAACGGGTCTGAAATATCATCAGGCACTATTTTATATAATAAAGTAGGAAGTCCAGGAAGTGCAGGAGCATATACAGAAGTAGCTTTTGAACAAGATGCACCTGGTTTACTTTACTACTATTGTTCTTCACATAGTGGTATGGGGTCAACTATATCTGTAGCTGATGAAAGTACTTTAACACAGACACTTACAAATAAAACATTAACAAGCCCAAATATAACAGGATTACAACTTGGTGGAACAACTGTAACTTCAACTGCGGCAGAACTCAATATACTTGATGGCGTAACAGCAACTGCAGCAGAGCTTAATATTATTGACGGAGACACTTCCGCTATAAGCACTACACTAGCAAATGCAGATAGAGTCGTAGTAAATGATGCTGGAACTATGAAGCAAGTTGCTTTATCAGACCTTGCGACATACATGGGTGATAATGTAACAATTAACCAAACACAAACAGCATTAACAGTTTCAGGAAATACTACTATTGGTGGTAATCTAACTGTTAATGGTACAACAACTACTTTAGCTACTACAAACTCAGTAATTTCAGACAGATTAATTGAGTTAGGTAATGGTACTTCAGGCTCACCAGCTAATGATATGGGTATCGTTATGGAAAGAGGAAGTGCTGTAAATGCCTTTATGGGATTTGATGAAAGTGCAGATAAATTTATAGTAGGAACAGGAACATTCACAGGAGCTTCTACAGGTGACTTAACAATCACAACAGGAACTCTTGTAGCAAATATAGAAGGAGCTGTAACAGGTAATGCAAGTACAGCAACCGCATTAGCAAGTGCTAGAACAATTCATGGCGTATCATTTGATGGTACAGCAAATATAGACTTATCAGAAGTTATTTCTGACACAGTTGGAGCAATGTTCTCTAGTAATACAGAAACAGGTATTACAGCAACTTATCAAGATAGTGACAATACTATAGATTTAGTAATTGGAACACTTAATCAAAACACAACAGGTTCTGCAGCAACAGTTACAGGTGCAGCACAAACAAATATAACAAGTCTTGGAACATTAACAGGTTTAACAACTACAGGAAACATTAACCTAGGAGATAACGACAAAGCTATCTTTGGAGCTGGTTCAGATTTACAGATTTATCATGATGGTAGTGCTTCAATAATTACAGATGCAGGCACAGGAGATTTAAGGCTTTTAGGTAACAATCTTAAAATAGGTAAATCAGATAATTCTGCAACATATTTATACGCAACTGAAGATGGTTCAGTAGAACTTTATTATGCAGGTGCAAAGAAACTAGAAACAG